CGTTCACGGACCGCACGACGGTGAACGTCTGGGGTGAGGTGGCGCCGGCCACCGCGGTGACCGTCATCCGCTCCCCACCGATCACGATGTCGAACGGCTGATCGGTGTCGTCCCACAGCGGCCCTGCCGGGGTGGCGACCCCGACGTCGGTCTCCGTGGTCGTGAGGTCTTCGTTGATGGTCGAGCCGTCCGAGGAGTACCGGGCCTCACCCGGTCCCTCGTCCTGGTCCCACAGGCCCACGTCCCACGCGCTCCCCGGGGAGCAGTTGACGCCGATCAGCCACTGGTGCCTGGTCAGCGTCTCGGTGAAGCCCTGCGCGAGCTGGGTGACATCGTCCGGCGGCATCCACGCCGGCAGGTTCGCCACGGTGACCTTGCCGCCCACGTCCAGGCCCTGCGCGTCTGCGGTCAGGGTGGCGTCCCCGGTGAACGTGTCGGTCGCGAGGTTGATCCCGAGCACCGGATACCGGGGCTCGTCCACGGTGCCCAGGTGCAACCGCCATCCCGCCTGATCCGGCAGGACGAGGTCTGTGGACGCGGAGATCGTCACCGATTCGTCGTAGCGCCCGACGCCCGCAGGCGGGGCAGCGACCGACAGCGGGCCCGACGTCAGCTCGACCCGTACGGACGAGCCGCCCTGGCGGACCACGGTGATGTCGTTCCGGGTGGCCTGGTCATCCTCCACCGGCTCGATCGAGGACAGGTCCGTCGTCGCGTAGTCCAGCGCCAGGGCCGCGTCCTGCGCGTACAGCGACACCCGGGTTCGGTAGGCCAGCCCCAGGAACTCGCGCGGCTCGTACAGGATCCCGAGGTCCGAGTCCGCCGCCTGCTTGAGCAGGTCGAGGAACGTCGCGGGCAGCTGAGCTCCGAGCAGCGTCTGGATGGGGTAGATGTCCCCGACGATCTCGACCGGCACGTCCTCCCGCTGACATAGCCGCACGATCCGATCCGGGACGGTCTCCCCAACCCATCCGAGCAGGGGCTTCTCGTGGGCGTCCAGGAAGGTGGCGACGTCGTCGTTCAGGATGAACGCGTGCCCGAACGTGGTGCCTTCCATGTCCGCCGTGAACCCGAGGAACATGCCCGAGATCCGGCCGTAGGTCTGCCCGGCGACGCTCGAGCCGCCGGTGCTTACCGTCGGGTCCACACCGAGGGGGTGCTGGGCGATGGTCCAGTCAACGTTCGCGCCGTTCTGCACCAGCCGCAGCGACATGAAGCACGGCACGCCGAAGAACTGGATGCCGACAAGCGAGTTCGCAACCTCGGTTCCCACCTCGTCGTATGCCTGGACGCGCAGGGTGCCCGTGGTGCGCACGGTGATGTTCCACTTCTTGATCGTCCCGGTGGTCAGGACCTGGCACACCACGTTGTCCGTACCCCAGGTCACGTCTTCCGGGATCGAGAACAGGAAGACAAGCCGCTGGCTGTCCGCGCCTGCGTAGACGGGCGGCGCCCCGAAGATGCTCCCCGTGCCCAGGGTCGGCAGCGGATAGGAAGCGACGAACGTGTCACCATCGTCGGCGGCGGTGACCTGCGTGGACGAGCTTGACACCAGGAACGAGGTGTCCCCGACCAGACCGGACTTGAACCGGGTCGCACCCCGCGCCTCCTCCAGCGGCCAGTACGCCACCACCTCCGACCTGATCGACAGGTCACGGAACAGCGACGACTGCGCCGGCGTGGCACCCTGCCCGAGCCGGCGCAGCACCCCGAACGACTGCAGGGGCGCGTACACGTCCCTGCCGGAGGTGTCCCACTTCTGCGGCCAGGCGGCTACCTCGCCATGGAAGCGGGCGTTCGGGTTGGCGATCAAGGCGTGCTCGTTCAGCGTCCACGGCAGGGCCTGCGCGTCGGTGAACGACGAGATCGCGCTGTCCTGGGCGCGGAAGTCCGGGGACGCAACGATCGTTCCGCCGATGCCGGACCGGAGCTCCATGGCGTACACGTGGCCGTCCAGCGGGTCGCCGCCGTTGTTGAAGCCTTCGTCGTCGTCCCCGCTGCCGACCTCGAGGGCGGACGTGCTGGAGAAGATCGACGTGACCCCCGCGGTGGTGACCGTGGTGCCGAGCTGGGTCCATGAGCCGTCGATCGACGGTGCGGTGTAGAACGCGACGTCGTTGCCCGCTGCCCCGTTGTTCACATCGATCGTCGCCCGCACGGCAAGACGCGTGCTCGCCGCCGGGACCGCCACGGTGGACACGACGGTGGTCTGCCCCGCTTCGGTACCGTCGTCCGACCACGTGAAGGACAAGAAGCCGTCCTCGTTCAGGACGAACTCCCACGAGCGCTGATTGCCGGACGACACGTGCTTGCTGACCAGTCCGTAGCCCCCCAGCAGGGGGTTGAAGCCCCGATCCACCGGCCGCCACGTGCGAGGTTCGATGTCGATCCGGACGTCGAGGTCACCGGTGATGTCCAGGACCGCCGCGTCGGGCGTGGACGCGACCGACCCCGAGTCGCCGGGCACGCCGGGCAGCAGCATGTAGTTGTCCAGCCCGGCCGGTACCAGCACCCGAAGCCGAGTGTTGCGCCCGATCGAGCCGAAGTGCGACCCGACTGGGTTGCGCGGGGAGTAGTCACCCGACCGGTTGTCCAGCGTGAGGGAGCAGCGCGACGGCTCGACCGTGGCCGACTCGTCCGAGCGGCCACGCGTGATCTCGATGGCGTCGCGCTGGTAGGTGTCGGACGTGATGTCCGTCCAGACGCCGTCGAGCAGGAGCTCGGTCGTCACGTCCAGGGGGAAGGTCATCGACTACCTCCCCAGGACGACTTGGACGTCGCCGCCACGCGAACGGATCGCACCCCGCAGGAGCTCGAGCAGCATGTCGTCCACCCGCGACCCGGACGACCGGATCTCCAGCACCCCGCCGCCGCCACCGTGACCGACCGGGCTGACACGCTCACCGGCCATCAGCATCGCCAGGCCCTCGGTGCCGGGCGCGCCAGGCATCACGCCACCGGTATGCAGGGTCGGGATGTTCGGGACGGAGAACGACCGGCCGCCGACCACGGGGACCCAGGACGGGACCGTGAAGCCGATCGCGCCGATGCTGCTGTTCCACCAGCCCGCTATCTTGTTGAACGCGATCTTCGCCGCGAGGGGCAGGGCCGCCCAGATGCCCGAGAAGAACGTGCCGGCCCCGCTCCACGCGTTCTTGATCCACTCCCAGGCGCCGACTCCCGCAGCCTTGACCTTGTCCCAGTTGAGGACCAGCCACACGATCCCGGCGACGAGCGCGGCGATGGCAATGATGATCAGCCCGATCGGGTTCGCGCTCATGGCCGCGTTCCACGCCCACTGCGCGGCGGTGACGACACCCGTCGCGACCGCTCCGGCGACCATGGCAATCTTCTGCCCGATCAGCCCGATCTTGAACTTTTCGGTCACGAGGTTGGCGATGTCGGCCGCGCCCGTCAGGCCCATGATGGCCGCGGCGCCCGTCTCCATGGCCGCGGCGGTGCCCTCGGAGATCAGGCCCGTGGCCTCCAGGGCGCCGGCGATGTCCCCGATGCCGCCCGCGGCCTGCGCCGAGGCGGAAGCGGTGCCGTCCGCCGCCTCCGCGACCCGGTCAAGACCGGCGCCGACATCCCTGGACGACTGACCGACGTCGTCGGCCATCTGCCTGGACGACTGACCGACCCCCGCCATGGACTTCTCGAGCTGAGTGGCATCGCCCGCGAAGGTGAGGGTGACGGTGTTCTTACTCGCCACGGGTCACCTCCAGTCCAGCCTGTTCGGCGACGTCGACCAGCGACTCCTGGAGGAGCTCGCCGAAGCGGTCACGGTTCGCGAAGAACGCCTTGTAGATGTAGCGGCCCTCCTTGAGGAACGGCCGGCGCACGCTGCGGTTGCGCCCGACACGCCCCCCGAAGTCAAGCCAGGGGTACCAGGGCGCTTTGTTGCCGCCGCCCACGATGCGGGCCGCGGTACGAGTCGAGCGCGCCTTCACCGACGACGCCGCCTTGCCGCTGATCTTCGGGACCTTGGGCTTGGCCTCGTCGACCACGATCTGAGTCGCGCCGTTGAACGCGACACGAAGCGCCTTTGGCAGATCGGAGTCCAGCTGCTGGAGCGACTTGGAGAACGCCCGCAGGCCCTCGATCTTGATCGGGTCGCTAGCCACGCCGACCCCCCGCCTTCAGACGCTCCAGCTCCTCGCGCTGCGCGATCCGCTGGTAGTACACGCCCCACCTGACGAACTCGTCGTTACCCATCTCCCGCACCTGCCTGACCGTCATCGACAGCCTCTCTGCAAGGAAGTGCTCAAACTCCAGAGTCGGGCTCGCCTCGAAAGTCAAGCACCGCCTCCTTCTCGGCCTGCGTCGTCAGGCCCGACAGTTCGCGGATCTTGTCGACCACCGGCTCGAGCTCCCCGGCAGGGGACGCGTCCTGCCAGCGCTGGACCTCGGCCACGGTGAGCACCGGGTCGAGCATCGCGAACGCGAGAATCCTGCGCTCGGACTCCTCCACGTCCTTCATCTTCTGCACCCGGAACACCTCGGCGCGGGACAGCGCGCGCACGCGCACCGTGCCGTCCAGGGTGGGCAGCTCGACGTCGGCCTCGGGGAACCGGGCGGCGAGCAGGGCGTCCTTCGAGATCGTCACGCGCGTCACGCCTGGTTCGTGGAGGTGACGTCGCCGGACAGCTGCAGCGTGGCGGTCCAGGTGACCATGTCGGCCACCGGGCTCGTCTCGACGTAGTCCGTGACGAGCACCTCGACCGAGTCCTGTGGCAGGCCCGACCCGGTTCCTTCGACCCGGCGCACGTACGTGACGTTGGTCCCGATGAGCGGCTCGATCACGTCGCGAGGCCCCGACGTGGTGTTGTCGTAGATGCCGCCGATCTCGGAGGTGCCGTCGAGGAGTCCACCCTGGAACTTGTGAGCGTTGCTGCCGAACGTCGTCACGTCGTGGCTGTCGGCGCTGCGGGTGAAGGTCGAGGTGTTGCAGAACGCGCTGATATCAATTGCGTTCAGCGAGATGTACGTGGACTTGCCGTGAACGAACGTCACAATGTCCTCCTAACCGACGGGGTAGAGCTTGTAGGTGACGGTGGTCGTGACCGAGTGTGTGATGGTCACCAGGCCGGTGGCCGGGTTCGCCTGGTCCGTCTTGATGTGGAAGATCTTCGACGTCGCGTTGGTGACCGACACGCTGATCTGGTTGGACGTCAGCGCGTTCCCCGCGGGCGTCGTGCCGTGGTCGGAGATCGTCACGGTGTCCGGCGACGCGTTGCCGTTGATGATCTCGAGGTAGACGCCCTTCGGGCCCATGATCGACCGGGCGATCGTGTCCGATGCGGCGACCGCGGCACCCGCGATGACCGTGCCGGAGTTCACCGGCGTCGTTGCTGTCAGTGCTGCCATGTCAGGCTCCCGCTCCGAAGATGTACGTGATAGCGAGTAGCGTGCTCACTGCGCCCCCCGCCCGAAGATGTCCAGTGTGAAAGTCGCCGTCAGATACTCCACCGCGCCGACGGCGATGACGTCGAAGTCGACCTTGGTGACGCGGAGGGTGTGGAACGCGGTGTAGGTGTGCGGATCCGCTTCGAGCACCGCCTTGACCGACGAGGCGCCTGAACCGTTCACGTAACCGCTGAGCTTGTCGCGGGCGGCGCGCGTGGAGACCTTCCCGACCAGGACCACGACCGGCAGCTCGATGCGGTCCGAACCGCGCCCGTAGGTCTGGTCGAAGTCGTAGGAGTCCGGGTAGGTGACCACGGCGGCCGGCGGCTGGATCTCATCCGGTGGGTGCGCGGTCACGCGCAGCCCCGAGATGGTGGCGAGCCGGGTCGCCACCTCGTCCATGACCGCTGCGAGGTCCATGTCAGGCCACCAGCACCGGGCGGACGACATACGGCATGAGCTTGCTCATCGCCATCGGGTTGGCCCGTACCCGGATGGCGCCCATGTCGCCGAACCCGGCGACACCGAAGGGCGTTTCATTCAACTTGGCCGTCTCGTTCGCCACGATCAGGCACGCTTCCTTCACCGGGGCCGGTACGGTGGCCCAGCCCCAGCGCGCGGTGACCTCGACCGGTGCGCGGTCGGAGGAGTCCGGGAACAGACGGTCACCGACCGCCCCGACCTTCCAGTACGGCCACCCGGGCTGGCCGCTGACAATGCCGTTCAGCGGACGCAGCTCGTAGTCGGCGGCCGTCCACGTCGTCTCGCAGACGCCGTCGTCGTCCTCATCGGTCTTGACCACAAGGCCCGTGATCGTGTGGAAGTCGGCGACCACCGCCAACACCTTGCTCTCCGGCCGGTAGATCCGGGCCGTAGCCAATGTGGCATCGTTGAACTGACGCTGAGTGACCGACTCGATGCCGCGCGAGACCGAGTTCAGGACCCTGGTCAACCTTGCGTCTTCATCGTCGTCCGTGATCCGAAGCTCCGCCTTCAACTCCTCCAGCGTCGCGTAAGAGTCGCCGATTGCCACGGCTCACCTCACTTGTCCGCAGGCTTGCGCACCTGCTTGTCGGCCGGCTTGCGGACCGCCTTGACGGGCTCGGCCGGCTTCTCGTCGGGAGGCAGTTCGTCGTTCGGCCCGTAGGCGAGGAACACTGCCTCGGGGTGCCCGTCGGCGACGAGCCTCCCCGAGGCGGTGCGCCACAGGCGCTTGCCGTCAGGCATGGTCAGCCCTCACTTGTAGAAGACGACGACGCGGAACTTGCCCGCCGTGAACACCGCGGTCGCGATCGTGATCGCGATCGACCGGGCCACCGTGGTCTTGACCGAGGTCGCGCCGGTGCCGGCCGGGACGACGGACTTGCGGCCGGTCGTCCACGACGCCTGCCCGACGGCGGCGACGATGTCGCCGGCCGCCTCGGTGTTGACCGCGATGGTGCCGGTCGCCGACGCGCACGCCGTCTCGACGTCGATGTAGCCGCCGGTGATGACCGACCCGGCGGGGATCGTGCTGCCGTGACCGTCGACGGACCGCAGGGTGATGGTGCTGACCGCTCCGCCGTCCACGGCGAAGTCGTACTCGGCCTGCGCGGTCTTGAGCCGCGCGGTGCCTTCGATGACAGGCATGTCTTCTCCTTCTCAGGTTCGCAGGACGGCAATGACCGCGTCGGCCCCGCCGGATCGGATGGCGTACAGCACGTCGCCCGCGTCGAGCTCGACGGTGAGGGTCGCCCCGGCGGCCAGGTCGAACCCGGTCGTGGCGGCGACGGTCGACGGGCCGAGGTCCGCCGCGTTTGCCGAGGTGTTCTTCAGGATCAGCACCCCACCGCCGACCTCCGCGGTGTTGAGGGCCACCGCCGTCGTGGAGACGGTGACCCTCGAAGCCGTGACAGCCATCAGATGCCGGTGACCGTCGCGAAGGCGGCCGGACGGTAGACGACCAGGGCCACGCGGATATCCGCACGCAGCGCCTGCTTGCCCTCGATGAAGTACGTGCTGTGCGAGTTCGACACCTGCACGTCGATGCCCCGGCGCACCGCGAGCTCGGAGAAGTTCGCGAAGTCACCGACCAGCGCGGTGTTCTCCGTCTGCGCCTGCGCCTGCACGACCCGCAGGCCCCAGATGCGCTCGACGCCGGCGTCCGAGGGGTTGCCCCAGATGTACAGGCCGTCCGCGGTACGCAGAAGGCGCACGTCCTGCCAGTCGTTCGGGTGGAACACCACCGCGTCCGGCAGGGCCTGGCCGGTGACCCGGACCTTCGTCATGGCCTTATAGACGGCGTCCGGCGTCGGGTCCGCGCCCTTGGCCTGGGTCTGGATGCCGACGACGTTGAGGATGCCGCGCAGGTTCGGCGCGGTGCCGTTGCCGACGAGCAGCTGGGAGTCCAGGCGCTGACGGATCATGAACGGCAGGCGGTTGTCGATGTAGCCGCGCGCCTGCGGCTCGTCCTCCAGCTGCTCGTCGGTGACGGGCAGGAACACCGCCACCTTGCGAACCACGCTCGACTGCTCGGTGAGCGCGAGAGCGGCCTCGCCGTAGGTGCCGCCCTCGGCGGCCTCCGCGGCGTTGTTGGTGAACGTGGTCTCCTCCATGTAGGTGACCGCGCTCTGACCGGTGGTGGTCTGCGGGATCAGGTCCGCGGTCATGACCTGGACGGGACGCTGGGCGTTGTCCACGATCTTGCCCGTGCGTGTCTCCTCCGGGTCGAACCCGGCGGAGGTCTGGAACAGCGTCTTGAGCTCGATGTCGAGCTTCGTCTCGGGGCCGACACCGTTGGTCCGGCCCTTGTAGGACGCGGACTCGGTGAACAGCTGACCGAACGACTTGGCCTGACGACCGAGCGGGGTGGCGGTGGCGCCGTCACCGGCCTCATGCAGGCCCGCGACGCGGGATCGCTCGGCGGCCTTCTGCACCGACTGGAGGTCACCGACCTCCTTGCTGAGGTCGGTCATCTCGTCGTTCAGCGTCCGGACGTGGGCGACGATGTCGCGCGAGTCGCCCTTGACCGACTTCACCTTCGAGAAGTCGATGTCGGGGCCGGCCTCGGCGAAGATCTTGCCGAGTTCGTCCTGCTTGGCCTTGAGCTTGCCCTCAGCGGCAGCGAGTGCGGGGAAAGACATGGTGTCTCCTGATTCAGTGGGTGGTCTGGCGGAAGCGGAGGAGCTCGGCCCGCAACGTCTCGCGGACGAGGTCCTCCTCGGGGGTGTCGAGCAGGCGCCGCAGCCGCTTCATGTCGCCGAAGATCCACTCCAGGACCTCCGCATTGACGCGGGACAGCTCCTTGCCATGTGATGCACGGAGGGCGACCACCCGTTCCGCACTCGCGACCAGCTCGGACAGCCCGTCCAGGTGTCCGATGAGCTCGTCGAAGAACTTGGCCTCGCCCTGCCCGGCGGCGCGCAGCTCGGGCGCCTGGCGCCCGGCGTCGATCACGTGGGAGGCGAGGTGGTTGTAGACCCCTTCGCGGTCCGCGTCGGGGACAGTGGCGGCCCCCTGTGCGCCGTTCAGGCGTGCGATGCCGGCCAGGCAGGCGCGCAGGTTCGCGGCGCCGCCCGGGGCCTCGTGGTGCAGGTACTTGTAGTTGCCGGACGCCTCGGGGTCACCAGTGGTGTCCACCCAGGCATGCATCGAACGCAGGCCGGTCACGCCGGCCCCCTCGACGGCAACAGCGGCCGAGGACCACTCGACGTTGCGGACCTCGGTCTGGTGCGGGCGAATCGCGCCCTTGTAGGTCGCCTTCGGCAGCGCCTTGCGCAGGGCCTCGGCGGCGTCCTCGTCGGCGAACCCGACCGGCACGGCGGGTGCGGACTTGGCGCCCTTCGTGCCCAGCGTGCGCGTGTTCACCCCGGCACCGACCAGCACCGGGGAGACCTCGTGCACGTCCAGACGCTTGAGGAACCGCACGTCGCGGTCCCCGAACTTGCCGAAGGACTCCTCGACGACGTCGAAGCCGTAGGACCATTCGCCCTGAGCGCCGAGCTCCTTGACGACCTCGAACGTCTCGCGGCCCGCGGCGGTGTTCATGAAGAACTTCCCGTCGAAGATCGCCTCGGAGGCGGTCTGGCGGATCGCGCCCTTGCCGACCGGCAGCACGCCGGACCACGACGTGTGACCGTAGGCCGAGATCAGCACCTCCTGGCCGTCGGTGAACGCGCCGGGCTCGGTCACGTCCCCGTCCTTGTCGATGACGTCGAACGTCGAGAACACCGCGGACACCTCGCCCTTGTCGGCGCTCTTGACCGTGATGTCCCTGATGGACTTCTGCATCACGCCTCCTCAGGCGGGGTAGTGCCTGCCGGCAGTGCTGCCGGTGTGGTGCTGCCAGGCGGTTGGAGCTGCACGGAGAACAGGCCGGAGTGACGCAGCGCACGCAGGTCGCCGGTCTCGAGGAAGTCGACGACCGACTCGGGCGTGTAACCGGCGTCGGTCAACTGGCGGGCCGTGGTCGCCTGCTGGGACTGGATGGCCGCGACGTCCGTCTCATCGCTTCGCAGGAACGCAACCTCGCGGTCGTCGTACCAGAGCTCGGTGTCCGCGCCGGGCGAGACAAGGATCGTGCTGAGCGACGACGCGGCGTTGCGCCACAACGGGCGGATCGTCTTGTCGGCGGTGAGCCGGATCGCGGCGCCGAAGTTTCCGGCGTTCAGCGACGAACCCTGCAGCCCCTCGGACAGGCCGACGATCACCGGGTGCATCCCTGCCGCTGCAGCGATTCGCGTCTCCCCGGCGCCCTGGGTCGCCTTGAAGTCCAGCTGCTGCATCGTGGCGCCGTTGAGGGTCACGTCCGCACCACCGGCGAGGAACAGGGTCTTGTAGGCCGTGTCCACGCCCTCGGTCGAAGTGCGGAACTTGGTGACGAACTCGTCGAACTGCTCAGGGGTGACGTCCTTGTCCAGGCTCACCACGGTCTGGATCTGGGCGCCCTGCTCGAAGAACTTCAGCTTGTGCTTCGTCGCCGACTTGTCCGCCTGGATCTCGCGGAGCACCGGGGTCAGCCACGACATGCCGCGGAAGCGCATGGACGGGTCCTGCCGGGGCGAGAAGTGCACCACCTCGTCAGGAAGCAGCAGCACCGGCTCGGTCGCGCCGCCCTGAGCGGAGGCCGGCGGCGCGTACTCGTAGCCGACGACCTTCGTGTCCAGCGCGTACGGCTCGCCCGACTTCGAGCCCAGGACGATCGTCACCCAGTCGGGGCGCATCCGAACGATGCGCCGTCCGGGGCCGGTTGCCGCCGATCCGAAGTTGCCAGCGTCGTCGGCCGTGGTCGCATAGAAGTTCCCCGCCAGGTCGGAGTCCTGGATCATCCGGGCCAGTAGCTCGCCAGTCGTGCCACCGGGCCACGGGTTCTCGAGCAGGGCCAGTTCGGGGTTTCCGAACAGCACGCCGCCGCGACCGTTGCGCCGCCCGCGCCACAGGAACCGAGCCTCGGAGAACAGCGACTCCCGGGCCAACATGCAGGCGAACACGACGCCCGAGGACTTGTAGGCGCCATGGATGTACGCCTCGAAGTCGTTACCGATCGACTCCCGGTCAGGGCGCCCGTTCGAGCCCCAGAGCGGCTGCGGCTGCGACCAGAACGCCGGCTCACTGAACGACTTGCGACCGGCAGGGCGACGCCCGACGAGCCTCTGTGAGAGCCGCACGTCAGCCGGCCTCGGTGAAGAACAGGACGCCGAGGCCGATCACGCCGGCGCCGGCGACGAGAAGCGCCAGCGGGACGATCCACAGAGCGACCCCTATGACGATGAGGGCGAGGCCGACGATCAAGACCACTGCGAGCGCAATCTCACGCTTGGTCATACGGGGTCGCCTCCTTAGACGAATGAAGCCATCGGTACGGAGCGACGCGGCGCGCCCGCGGTAGCGATGTGCCGGGCGATGGAGACGGCGTCGAGCATCGAGGTGTCCTCGGTCTTGTTGTCGATCACGCGTTGGTCTCCCACGTAGTGCCACTGCGCGACCTTGACGGCGTCGTTCAGCGCGTCGTAGTCGCCGTGCGTGGCCTCGAAGGTCCGCACAACGTCATCGAGGTCGGCGTCGGCGCGGACCTTGCCTGCGAACGGGATAGGGTGCACACGCACCCCGGCGGCCTTCAGGTCGTCGATGAGCAGCGCGGCACCGGTCTTCTCCTGCACGCCGACCGGTACGTCGTACTTCTTCGCGATCCGCGCCACCTCGGCGACGAACGCCGCCTGCCCCGCGATGAACGCCATGCGCGACACCGCCGCGAGATGCCCGCCACCGTAGGACCCCAGCGAGATCCACGTCCGGGACCGGTCCGTCATGATCCCCAGGGCCTCGATCGGTGGCGCGGCGTCCTGGGTCGCGAGCGATCCCCACGTCGGGAAGATCGACACCGCCGCCGCCACGAGCGGGACCGGCTGGTTCAGCCAGTACCGGCGGAAGTCCGCCTTCTCGACCTGCGGGTCATCCCACGAGTCCGCAAGGGCTGGTAGGTCCATCCAGGCCGCCGCCGGGCCGTACGCCTCCTTGAGCGCCTTGATCCGGTCGCCGCGCCTGGACAGGTCCCAGTCCATCGACGCCTGACGGTGGTCGAACAGCAGCGAGCGGCCGACCTTGGCGCCAGCGGTCTTCGCGTAGGCGTGCGTGCCCTCGGCGACGGAACCCTCACCGTCGGCGTACATGGTGGAGGTCTCCAGCATCCAGCCCGAGGCGATCTTGCGCTTGAGCAGGTTGCGGGCCATCGTGCCGTGAAGACGCTTGAGGCGGGGCAGGACCCACAGGTGGGTCTCGTCAGCCACGATGAACGTGGACTTGCCGCCGTCCGCCGACTTGTCCGCGCTGGTCACCGGCTGGATGAAGCCGCGGTTGTCCGGCAGGTTGATCCGCGTCAGACCGACGTCGATCTTGCCGTAGTCCGCCAGGAGCTCCGGGGAGCACGTGTCGGGGTTGAGCATGTAGTAGACCGCGCCGTAGGTGTTCCCGGCCTGGTCTTCCTCGGTCGCGACGTTCAGCGCCTCGACGTAGGTCAGCGGCCGGCCGACCGGTTCGCCAGGCTCGTACTCGTAACCCCAGTCCGAGACCTCGCCAGCCTCGGCCCAGTGGTCGAACCGGCACAGACCCAGAGCCTCGAAGCACTCGATGAACGCCGCCAGGCCGCTCTTGCTGCGGCCCTTCGCGCGGGACAGGAACGCACGGCGGATGACCCGGGCGCCCGTCTTGTCGTCGACCTCGTACGCCTTGACGATGAACGCCGCGAACTCCGCGTCCAGCTCGATCGCCTGTCCCTGCACATCGCCCGGACCGTGGACGAGGTAGTGCTCGATCCAGTCGATCGCGGCCCATCCGAGGCTCGGAGCCTCAGCCTGCATCGCCGCCGCCGACTTCCTTCAGGATCGCGTCTCTGCGACGAGTGCGCGCCGCGGGCTTGCGCTCCTGAGCCGGCTTCGCCTTGCCCGGCGTGTCCCCGATTGTCAGCCGCAGACGGGCACGGTCCTCGGGCGTCGCGCCGAACTTCGCCACCCGCAGCCGTAGCTCCGCGCCGACCTTGGCATCCCCATCCCAGAACGCCATGTGGAGCAGGGCCGTGTCGAGCAGGAACGACCAGTCGGTGTCGGTGAACTGGCTCGCCTGCGGGGAGCGGCGCCACGTCTCCCACCACTCGAGCGTCGCGTCCGGCCAGTCAGGACCCTCCGGCAGCGGCTCGCCGCGCAGGACCTCGTCAGACGCGACCACGGTGAGCGTCGGAGGAGCGTTGCGCCGGCGGGTGGTCTCACCCTTCCCCGTCGGAGCGGGTCCACGTCCAGCCATCCCTCAGACCCCCTCCGGCGAGACCCAGACCGACCCGGATCACCTGACTCCGTACGCTGAAAAAAATGGAGAGA